GCAGGGGCGCGGCGCGATGGGGGGGGGTATGCGGGTCCAGGCCCCCCCCGGTGTTTTTTTTAGGATCTCCCCGTCCCATTTTTTTCTCTACATGCGGGTTAAACTTGCCGTGTATAGGATTGTGCATGAAATAACCGGCAGGTGTGAGATTGGGTCTTGCGGAGAGGGGAGGAAGAGTGGAGTATATGTCTCGCAACACGTTACACGGTAACAGCGGGGTTACATGGGGAGGGCGGGAAATGCCCAAGGGAGTATCCGGTGGAACAGAGCGGGAGTCCGGGGGGAATCATGAGCAATGAACCCTTTGATCTCTATGTGATTTTCGGTCAGCGCAAAGAGCATTACCCGGGTGAGTATGCGCCAGAAGCCCTGGATGTTGCCGACGAATGCACAATGGAGGAGAACCCGGAATGGCTCTTGGAGCGGCTACAGGAGCACCGAAAGGTGAGCGATTGGGAGGCGGTCGAAGTGGTGAAGATCTCCGTGCCGCTCGATCCCATCATGCAAATCCTACGTCCCACCATCCGAGCCGCCGCCATCCCCGCGACCATCGTCCCGTGACTGTCCAGTGGTCGGAGGAACGGGGCGTCCTGGGACTGGGTGAGGCCAGGGATGGAGGAAGGGGTCCGGGTGGGGTAGAGGGGCCTTGAGGGTGGTCGAGGCTTCCTGGGGGCAATTTTGGGGAGGACAAGGAGAGATGGGAGCGCCTGGGGTAGGGAGTGGGATCAAGAACACGGGTTACGTGAGGCGGCAGGCTGAGCGAGTGGTGGGGGAGTATCTGGAGGACGTGGGGCCCGGGGTGGGCCGGCGGGAAGTGGAGTTGGGACTTCGGGGGATGTATCCCTTCGGAGAGCGGAAGGGCGTGACGTATTCGACGTGGCTGAGCGTGGTGAAGGAAATGTTGGATTCGCGGTTCGGTGAAAAGTGTAACGGTTACCGTAACCACAAGCCATTACCGTAACCGTTACATATGTCTTGGGGGGACAAGATGGCCTACGTGAAGTTGTTTTCGTCGTTGATGGGATCGACCATTTGGTGCGAGAAACCAGCGACTAAAATATTGTGGATAACAATGTTAGTCACGGCGGAGAGGTCTGGACTGGTGGAGGCTTCGATCCCTGGGCTGGCGAAACTGGCGGGGATTTCCCTCGAGGAGTGCGAGGCGGGGCTGGGAGTGCTCCTGGCGCCGGACAAATACAGCCGGACGAAGGAATTCGAGGGGCGCCGGATCATGGAAGTGGCTGGAGGATGGCAAGTTCTGAACTATTCGCGCTACCGGGAGATGAAGTCCGAGGAGGAGGCGAGGGAGGCGAACCGGCGGAAGGTGGCCGCATGGAGAGCGCGGGAGAAGGCGAAGAGGGAGGGAAAGACGGAGGTTCCCCCCCAGAAAGAGGAAGTCGTTACGCCAGAAGAACAAGCCCAATCTGCCAAGCCTGAAGATGTAACCGTGGATGTAACAAAAGTAACCGAAAGTAACCAAAACGTAACTACAGTACAGAGTACAGAGTACAAAGTACAAAGTACCTCTTCTCCTAACGGAGAAGAGGGGTGTGGGGGGAAGAGGGCTTCGAAGAAGAAAAAGGCCCCCGCCTGGAAGGCACCCTTCCCGGAAGATGTCCTCGAGGCGGTGGAGCAGATCATGACCTTCTGGGCTCAGGCCGGGAAGGACTGGCAACCGGCGGACCGGGCAACCGGGAAACGCGACCCGGTTCCGGAGACGAGCCGGCCGAAGCTGGCGGATCGGCTGGCGGCCATCCAGGAAGATGGCGGAGATCTGAAGGTGTGCGTGGCGATCGCCCAGCGGTTCATGGAGGACTACCGGAGACCCGGAACGCGGGTCTGGATGAAGGCGGCGCAGTACTTCTTCGGGATCCGGGACGATGCTCCCTGGCGCGCGCTCTACCGGGCCCACGTCACGAACGAGCAGACCCTTGAACTGGAAGAGGTCGGTTCGAATGGCTAGTCAGGGCATGATTCCCGAGGATGTGGACGCGGAACGGGCCCTCATTTCGACCCTGTGCGCGCCTGGCGCGGTGGCTGCGGCGGAGGAATTCCTTCCGGTATTGGAACCCACGGACTTCATCGACCCGAGACACCGGGCCGTAGTGAAGGCGGCGAAGATCCTGCTGGAGAACGGGGCGGAGATTTCGTCCCTCACGCTCAAGGACGTGCTGGACGCCTCCGGGGATCTGGGGCGCATCGGGGGGTTCTCGTCCCTGATCGAGATCCTGGACGGTGAAGAAGTCGGCAGGCCCCAGGTTCTCGTGGACATCCTGAAGCGGAAGGCGAAATACCGGAACATGATCCGAATCGGTTCCTGCATGGCGCGCGCGGCCCAGGCTGAGGCGGACGATCCAGACACCCTGGCGGCCGGCTACGTGGAGGACTTGTCCGGCGACATCGGAAACTCCCGGAAGCTCGAGATCACGTCCTACGCCGACATCGCGCGGAAGGCCATGGCCGGGACGCCCCTCATCCCGCGGGAGCACTTCGACAACCTGCCGCGGTTCGGCATCCCGACCCTTGACCAGTTCCTCGTGGCCCGGGCTGGGAGCCTGGGCGTCATCGCCGGCAAGAGCTCCATCGGGAAGTCTGCCCTGGCGATCCAGATCCAGGCCCATACGCCGGATTTACTCCTGCTATCCCTCGAGATGGAGGACGAGGAGATCGGGGCCCGCCTGCTTTCCCATCACACGGGCATGTCCTCGGAAGGGTTCCTGAAGGGCACGAACCCGCCCGTGGATGTGGACATGGACATGTTCGAGCGGGCCCAGAAGATGACCCGTTTCAAGTCTCGGACCTTCGAGGGCATCCTGGCGGCCGTGCGCCTCGCCGTGCGGAAGATGGGCATCCGCGTGGTGATCGTGGACTACTTCCAACTTCTCGACCCGCCGGACATCAAGAACGCCTCGGTCGCCTATCGCCTCGGGAAGATGAGCGCCAGTTTCAAGGCCATGGCGAAGGATCTGGGAATCTCTGTGATCCTGCTGTCCCAGTTCAACCGTGAGGTAGCGGACGGGGAGCGGCCCCGCCTGGAGAACCTGAAGGAGACGGGCGGGCTGGAGCAGGACGCCAACTGGGTGATTCTTGCCTGGACGGAGAAGGCCGAATACGACCCCGACGAAGACCGGATCGTGTTCATGGAACTGGCGAAGAACCGAGGCGGGAAACGGTGGAAGCGGGCCAGGACAAGATTCTCGCCTGAAAAAAACAAGTTCGTTGAGCAGCAAAGCGAAACAACTACAACACTTATCAAGGCTGATGCCCCTTCCAAGAAATCTCGATCCAGATTGTGAACAATGGTCTTGCTACAGGCAAATCTGAGACTTAGAATGAAGTCGTTCAACAACACGGAGGATGCGCCATGAATAGCACGATCAACGACATCCGGGAACGACATGCCGACCAGTCCACGCTCAACAAGGCGGACCTTGCCTGCGAGGTCATGCTGCGAACCCGCTGTACGAAGGTGGAGGCAAACGCCTTCACGAACGCCGTCCTGGAATCCATGACGGACATCCTGGCCTCCGGGAAGGGGCTGGAGATCCGCGGATTCTGCGTCTTCAAGCTCAAGCGGAGCTCTCCGCGCACCGGGCGCAACCCGCACACGGGCGCGGCCGTTCCCGTCCCCGCGCGCCTCAAGATCGCCTGCAAGGTGTCCAAGCTCCTCGGCCGGATCGTCAACGCCGCGAACGCCAAGAAGTAGCAACCACGATCAGGCGAGCCGACTGATCTCTTCTCGGAGAATCCCATGACCTTCAATCAGTTCCTCCTTGTGTGCATCCCCTCCCTCCTGGCCGGCGCCGTTCTCGCCCTCGGTATCGTGCGCCGGCATCCCCAGGCCTCGATCAACTGGCTGAACAAGGTCTACGCCAAGAGCAAGGCGGCCGCCGAGAAGGTGGAGGCCGAGATCAAGGAGCATACCTAACCCCCCAAGACCCCCCAAAGGTTCCCTCCCCTGGGAGCCAGATGTGTGATGTAGGGCTACCCCCCAAAAGCTACATGCTGCGGGGGGTAACTTTTTGCCCTATCCTGGGGGCATGGCTAGACCTTCCGCCAACCAACAGAAGGAGCGTGGTTTACCTCCGGAATCACCCGAGGACATGGCCGATTTGGTCAAAATGCGGGCCTCTCTGGATAGGACTTTCGGTGTCCAGATAGGCGGAATCCGCCGCCCATGGGCAAAAAAGATCCTCCCCCGCCCCAAGGAACTCCAGAAGGTCGAAGGCACGATGATCCTCTGGGAGGGTGGGGCCAAGACCACGCTGGACTTGAAGTTCGAGATCAAGGAGCTCCTGGAGAATGGGTATTCCCTGATCGAACTCCTCGACTCGAAACGGCTCGAACACCCCGAGAATCCGTACTGGTGGCCGAGCCTGATGGAGGTCATGTCCTGGTGCAAGTATGACCACGGCTTCGCGCAACTCCTCGACATGTGGACCCATGCCCGCCAGCTGGAGATTCTGGAAGGCATCACCCACAACGTCATGAATCCCATGGAGGCCGGGATCGACTCGAAGACGCTCAAGGTCCAGGCCGACTTCGCGGCCAAGGTTCTGCCGCGGATCGTCAATCCCGGACTGGTGGACCGCACGGAGGTCAAGAACACCACGAACACGCCGGCCGACGCCTACCGCCAGATGAGCGACGAGGCGATCGAGGCGAGGCTGGCGGAGCTGGGCGCGAACCCCAAGGTCCGGGTCGCCGTCCAGCGGCACATGGGCGCGACACCGGAAAAGACCCTGGCCGACAAGAAGCCGGCTTCCGATCTTGCGGAGAAAGCCGCCAAGGTCATCGACGTGGACATCGAGATTCCCGTTCTCGACACCCGAGAAATCGAGGACGACCGATGACCACCCGCGGATTCACGAACATCGGTGCCCAGAAGGTAGACGAGGTTGACGAGTATATCGCCCTCCTCTCCGAGCATGAGCGCCGGATGAAGTTCCACAAGTTCCGGGACTACACGCCGTACGAGAAGCAGGCCGAATGGCTCGGAATGATGTGCAAGGTGAAGGCCCTCTTCGGTGCAAATCGCGTAGGCAAAACACTTACGGCCGCTTTCGAAGTCACATGTCATCTGACTGGATTGTATCCCGACTGGTGGAAGGGCCGGAAATTTTTCCACGCCCCGCAAGTCCGCTGCATCGCCATCAACTTCGAGCAGATGCGGAAGGTCATGCAAGTGGAGCTCCTGGGGGACATCGTTCATGCCATGGGAAGCGGCATGATCCCGAAGGAGCTCATCATGGATCACACGATGCGCGTCGGGCTCCAGGACACGGTAGACACCGTGTGGGTCCAGCACGTCAGCGGAGAGGTCGCCTCGTGCGAATTCATGTCCAACGTGCAGGGCCGGGAGGCGATGCAGGGCGACCACAAGCATGTCATCTGGATCGACGAAGAGTGCGACTGGGACGTGTTCGTTGAGAACAAGCTGAGGACGGCCGGGACCGGCGACAAGCCCTCTGGGATCATCCTCGTGACGTTCACTCCCCTGAAGGGTTGGACCGATTTTGTGACCTGGATCCTCCGGGAGACGGACAAGACGGTCGTTCGGCACATCACCATCGGGTGGGACGATGTTCCCCATCTCTCCGCGGAGGAGAAGGCCTCGCTTTCCGCCGGCCTGTTGCCGCACGAACTGGAAGCCCGGTCCAAGGGCATTCCCACCATGGCGAGCGGGTTGATCTACCCCATCGACATGAAGACCCTCCTGGTGCATCCCTTCGACCTGGAATCCTACAACCCTGGGCTGATCGGCCTGGATGTGGCTCCGGTCGGGACGACCGCCGGAGCCCTGCTCATCCGGGATCTGGCCTCCAAGGTCACGTATCTGACGATGGAACACTATTCCACGGCGGTTTCAACCTCCGTGCATGTGATGGGGATCAAGTCCCGGATGGGACGCTACCCCATACGAATCGACCCCAGTTCGCACCGGAGGGGCGACCTGGACAGCATCAACCTCCTTCAGGAGTATGAAGCCTGCTTCGGTGAAGGCTGGGACATCGCGAACGCGTACAACCCCGTGTATTCGGGGATTTCGCGCCTATGGGCGGCCATTGAGCAAGGCCGTTTCAAGGTGTTCAGCAACTGCACCCACTGGATCGAGGAGTGGCAGAACTACATCTGGGACGAGAAGAAGAAGACCACTGAAGGCCATCCCGTTCCCAGGAAGAAAAACGACCATCTCATGGATGCCACCCGCTACGGCTATTGGGGCGTGGATGTCGAAGAAGCGGCCCTGCCGCTCGACTTCCGGCACAAGGTCCAAGCGTCAACCTGGCAGCCCCTTGACCCCGTAACCGGATACTGAGGAGAACCCCATGGAACCCTCCATCATTCAAGCCGAAACGCCCATCATCATGCCCACCACCCCGCCCCCGGGCGACATCATCGCCGTGGGGACTCAGGGCGGCGTGGCCCTCGCAAGCTCCCTCGTGGCCCCTGGCCTCAGCCTTGTTGCCATGGTCAAGACCCAATGGCAGCTCGCCGCGGACTACCGGCGGGACGACGAGTTGGCGTGGCAGAAGGTCCACGAGAATTACCGTGGGAATCCGCCTCGACCGGCGAACGAAGTCGCCATGGGCATTCGATCCCGCGTCACCATGAAGGTCACCCGAGTCAAGGTCGCCGCCGCGGTTGCCCGGGAACGGGAGATCGGGTTTAAGTGGAACCTCGAGCCGACCCGGATGCCGCTCTTGTGGGAGCACTCCGAGGACGAGATCCGGCGGTATGTCGCCGAGAACATCTCCTCCATGCAAGAGAAGGCCCTGGCCGCCATCCTGGAACAGGAAATCAAGGTGGAGGATCTGATCGAGGAGGAACGCAAGATCGCCCTCGATCGGGCCGACCGGATGAAGATCCAGATCAAGGATGATCTCCAGGAATGCCGGTTCGACGCCTCCTACGATCAAGGGATCCTGGAACATTGCCTCCTGGGAACGATGATCTTCAAGGGGCCCTTCACGAAGAAGAACCAGCCGGGCCGGTTCATGCGGCACGGCGGGGGATGGCACTGGGTCGATACGGACGGGCTCACCACCTACCGTCCCGAGGCTTCGAACATCTCGTGCTGGGACTTCTACCCCAGCCCCGGCGCCTTCTGCGTGGAGAACCTGGAGTATGCCATCGACCGCCAGGTCACGACCCGGGCCGGCATCACGGACCTGATCGACCAGGACGGCTACAACACCGCCGAGATCCTGGCGGCCCTGCGCGACCAATCCGGGAAGTGGACCCCGGAACCCTGGGAACTCGGGCTCATGGCTTCCAACAAGCAGCAGGATCCGACCGGCGTGGTGGATCGCTTCACCGTCCTGGACTGGTGGGGCTACATCCGCGTGGGCGATCTTCGGACCATGGGCGGCCGCGTGGACAAGGTGAAGCGGTTCGATGTGAAGTCTCTCAAGATGGTGGACAAGGATCTGGACGACGAGGATGTCGTGATCGCCAACATCGTTGTGTGCGGGGATCACGTCTTCAAGGCCATCGCCGCGGACATGAAACCGAAGCGACTTCCGTTCTACGTGGTGCCCTATGAGAAGGTTCCGAAGCGCCTCTTCGGGCAGGGCGTGGCCTGGATGATGGAGGACTGGCAGGCCGTCTTGAACACGGTCTACCGCGCCATGCTGGACAACATGGCTATCTCCGCCCTCCCGCTCGGCTGGTATGACAAGAAACGGGTCAAGGCTCAGAGCGATGTCCTGACGTGCGGCAAGATGTTCGCCAGCGAGGGGAACGAGAACTACACCCTTCCCCCCGTCCAGTTCTTCGACGTGCCCAGCAAGATCCCGATGCTGAAGCAGATCGCCGACATCTCCAAGGCCAACATCGAAGAATCCACGTCCATGCCCGACATGATCAATGCGATGACCGGGCCCGGGGGGCACAACC